AGATAGACTAACGCCCTTTTCAGTTAACTGAAGACGGGTTTCCATATCTCTTACATAAGAATCTTTTGCAAATTGTCCATTTGCTTGCTCTATTGTGTATACTTCTTTCTTTTTTGCTGCGGCATTGATACCCTCTTCATTGATAGTGAAACGGTTGTCGATCATAGTCATTTTCTGATTAAATTGTTCCGTTGCAAGTTTATTAGCTAGTTCTCCCAACAAATCTTGTTTATTTTTATCAACTATTTGCTTCAACTCAGGTATCTTAAACCCAGCAACATAATCTTCTACTTGCTTAAGTTCAACTTTACCTTGCAGTGCTTTCGCAGTATTTTCCCATCCAGCTTTCGCCTCTTGTAATTGTCTTCCTTGTTCTGTCTGCGTATTTTGTATGAAAGAGACATTTTGTTTAATGGTAGTTGCATCTTTTTCTACAGTCGCAACACGTTTATCAAACCCATTTTGATTATTTTCCACTTTTGTAATTGTTTCTTTAATTCCATCCACACTTTTTGTAATTTCAGTTGTTTTCTGGGTGAACTCATCCGTTGTTACCTGCTCTTCAGGCGGTGCTGTCCAATCCTGCGGCTTATTCCCTTTATACAAGGCAACCCATTCCACAATAGATTTCGTAGTACTACTCGGATAATTATATAAGCTTAACTTTCGTTCATTTCCACTTGTAGCCGCAACAGCTTTGAAGGTTACATACGTTATTCCATTCGCGTAAACACTTGTTGCATATCCAACATTGCTAGACCCACCATTCTGCCAAATCCCAAATTTCTGACCTTGCGGGACACTCCCTTTCATTACAAAGGTATATTCCTCACCTGTAGAGAAATTTTCAGTAGAATTGTATTGATTGATTAAATAATCGGTCTTCTCATATTTAACATTTGATTTTAATAAAAGATTACGTCCACCAGATTTATCGTTATTAACTTTCTTTTCTACGCTCTGCAACTTCTCACTGATTTTCCCAGCTTCTTCTTTCATTTCAGTTGTTTTTTGCTTAAGCTCACTTGTTGTTTGCTGCACATCCGAAATAGTCTTCTTTGTACCTTCTACAGTTTGTTCGACTGTATGTAATGTATTGCTGATATCATTATCTTTTTTCGTTAACGATTCAATAGAAGTTTTAAATCCATTGGAATCCTGTTCAAACTGAGTTACTTTCTTATTGATTTCACCTTGTTTATTTTCGATATTAGTAATTGTACGGCTGACACCTTGTAAACCTTCCTGCACTTCGTTGAATTGTCCTGTAGCTTGATTCTGTGCTTCTTTAACCTTTTGATTTAACTCCGTTTTCGTAGCCTCAATATCTTTATTCACCTGATTCAGTGTTTCTTTCTTAACTGATTCCACATCAGGAACAACTGATTCCCAAGCTGTACCTGTCCATATTTTTAAAATACCGGGCTTTCCGTTACTCATATCACGCCAAAGCGTTTTATTAGGTTTAAGCCCTGTTGTTGGTGGGTTCTTAGCTTCTATAATTTCAACAGTATTGTTTTTAATATTCTCTTGTACCTTTTCAGCAAGTGTTTTCGCTGCTTCTGATTCTTTCTTAGCGCTACTTGCTGTTTCATTCGCTTCTTTCACCAATTTATCTAGCTGATCCAGCATTTCTTGTTTTTCACCGAATTTACTAAGGATTCGATTGTAAATTTTTCGTAATTCCTCGTTCGGATCCGTAATTTCACGATAATCACCAAACACATATTTATCTTGTGTAGGATCCGTAAAAGATTCATCACCGGCAATTACACGTGCTTCCAGGTATAACTTAGGTGTGAAGCCCGTATCTTTAATTCGGATCGTATCGCCCTCGTTAATGAGTTCATGTGCTAGTCCGAAAATACGTCCAATCGATTGCGCTTCTACTTCATACGAAACGGAAGAATTAACACGTTTTTTTAATTCTATTTCCATTAACGTCATTAAACGTTCTGGCGTCATATTTAACTCTTCTGTTTCTGGCGTATAAAAACCAAACTTATGCTTACCACGTTCGTTCCATCGTTGAAATGCATCATTATCAACAATATACGGAAGTCCCCTGTTGATACTTTCGATGGTAATTACATTGTCGCCTTCACCTTTCACAAATCCAACTAGTGCTGTACAAATATCTCTTGAATGTTCAATACGTGTAACGCCTATCAAATCTTTCCCGAGCTCTATTTCTTTGCCTGTGTCTCGACCACGTCTTTGAATCATATCAACATACCATCCAATGATTTGTGATCCTTGAACCTCAACACGGTACTGAATTTCTAATTTGAATAAAGAAGCTATTTTCTTTAAAAATGTTAGTGGATCAATAAATTCATCAATGGTCATCGTATGGAATCCTGCATAATCCGTTTTCCCACGTTTCCATTTCATGCCTACTAGGGCCATATCAATATATTTGTTTACCGTTTCCCCTTCTATTCTTTGCGGTTTTATAATACCTGACTTAGCAATTTGAACCCAAGCTCCTGAAGCATATGTGGTAATGGATCGGTTGTCTGAATTCTTTTCTGTTTCTCTAATAACATATGGTACAATTCTTCCGTCACGAACTTCTTTTAAAACAAGATTTTGTTGTTGTAGCGTAGCCGAATGAGTTGTTCCATCAAAAACAGTAAAATCCAACATATCAACATTGTTTTTGATTTCCCACTGCCTTTTATCATCCCAATAGTCCTGCGGCTGAATAGCTGCAACGATTTGATCTGTTTTAAAATCCACAACATGCAAAATGCCGCTTGGTGTTCTCATCTGTATCTCTCCCTATAACGAACAGTTGCTTTAACGTCTGGTGGCATGATATCAATACGATTTTCACCACGTATTACAGTTGGAAAATTACTGAAAAAATCTTTTAAATTAATGGCTTTTTTTCCGTTAATGGTTACAAGACTTTTTTCTTTATCAATTATAATTTTATCTCCTGTTTCAAAAATGTAAGGTGGATTATTTTGAGTATTTAAATTGACTTTCCAAAATTTCAAATCTGAAACGGTCATTGCTTCTACTGGTGGTACATCTTGCCATTGCATAATACTAATCTGGATTTGTGCTGCTTTTTCCATGTGATCGTTTTTTTCATCCGTCCACCGTGCAAAGCGCTCTGAATCATCCTTCTCTGTCCCTGGCAAGAATTTTGAAATATATGCTTCCCATACATTTCCCGTTCTAGCTATCCACAATCGACCAAAATACTGATTCCATGTATTCGGATAATCACCACTCTCATAAATTAAACCTGTTTTCCCTGGCTTATTATCATATCCAATTACCATCGTCCCAAAGTTTTGTTCAGCTTGCCAAAACACATCAGACATGGCAATTTTGGAAAGAACCTTGCTATTTTCATCCAATATCGCTATCTCAACTCGGCCCATTTCATTAATTTTTTTACTCTTACATGTAACATGGGCTTGCATAATAAAATCTTGTACTGGACCCCCAGGTATATTCTTTTTAACAGCTGCACCGTGCCACCCTTTCCCCGCACTAGTACCAAAATCAGAACAATAAAATTGGTATTTATCTGACTTCATTTCACCAATTGGATTGCCATCTTCCATTGAACTGACTTTACTCCATCCTACAGTGGTAGCCATTTCGTCCCATATAAGTCTTTGATTTCTTTCAACGGGTAATTGCTCTGTTTTCAAAGGATAACCAATTCTAAAGTAATCTCGATTATATGGATACTCACCAAACCACACATCTAAAAATGTACTTGGTTTCTGTGCTTCGATTTCAATAATTGCAGGTGCTTCTATATTCCCTTGATTGACAAAAGAAGCAGTGACTTCAGTAGAACCATTTTGAGAGAACGAATGAGTATTTTGTTTTCCTAATTTATATGGCATTGGACAAACAAAAGTAATAACCCCTTTACCTCTATTAACTATTTCATCCAGGTCTACAGAACCATCAATTAATGCTAGATACGTCCTATCTAATTCATCATCAAAAACAAGTTCAGCTGGTTGCTCTGTATATAGCCAATCCGCTAAATCTTCTTTTACCTTTTGTAAATCAGCCATATCTTTTGCTGCCTTAATTACAAGAGGAACATCAATACGACGTTCCTCCGTTTCTGTATGAAGAAAAAGAGCCCCTGCGCGATGAGGGACCCTTACTAATTTTCTTTTAACTGGAGCCCAGGAAGGGCGTTTTCTTCCAACTAGCATTTGAATATAATCTTTTCTGATTTTATTAAAAGTAAAACCGAGTTTCCCCAACTTGCTCACCACCCTTAAAATTCCGCTCTTCTTTTTTGGTCACGATTTTGAAGCTTTGTCGTATATGCGTAACTTCCGTTCGCTAATTCTTTTCCATCTAAAACGTTTGTCATATTTACCGTTACATTCAGTTCTTGTTCTCTACCTGATCTATCCGAGAACATAGTTTTTGCTGTAGGTGCGTTGTTATAAGGTGATTGTGGTTGCGTATAACCATTGAAATCACCAAGTGTATGATGTGGGATACTATAATGCGAGGTTTGGAATCCAAAATCAAAAACAGATGGCATATTCCCCATCTGTTTCTTAACCGTTCCAACTACATTTTTTGCTGCATCCACAACAAATCGTTTCCCCTTATCCATACCAACGCCAACACCTTCTGGAACTGCGCTACCAACTGGAATCATCACTTTAGATGGACTGTTAATTTCTAGTGCTCCAGAAATAGTCTTTTTAATCTCTCCAGCAATGCCTTTCGCCTTACTATATAAACCATCTGTCGCATCATCCAAACCTTTTTCAAGACCTTCTATAATGGATTTACCAATGGAACGTAGATTTATAGTGCTGAAGAATTTTTCAACTGTATTCCACTTATCTTCAATATCGCTCTTTATTTCTTTCATTTTATCAACGACAGCTTTTTTCTTTTCTTCAAATTTCCTTGAAACTGTATTTTTTATCTCTTCTACCTTGTTGCTTGCGGAAGTTTTTGTTTCTTCCCACCATTTTGTTATACCTGACCAAGTTTCTTTCATCTTTTGAACGACATCATCTTTCATTACTTGATATTTTGATTTTATCTGACCAGTTTCCCAATCAACTTGATTTGCATGTTCCCCAGCTTGGGATTTTGCTTCACCCACAATTTCCTTATGCTTATCTCGTGCTGTTGAAACAGTGCTGTCATACTGACGTTTGGCTTCGGCAATTACAGCCTCAGCTTCTTGTGCATTTAAACTGCCCATCTCATCGCGTTGTCTAATGGCTTCTGCTATTTTGTCATTACGTGTCTTTTCCGCATCTTTAATGACTTTATCTCTTGTTTTAGCACTATTTTCAACAACTTCTGCTGCTTGTCTTGCGGATATTTCACTAGCCTGTACACGCATATTCTCAAGAATTACTTTTTGCTCCATCTGATTTTGTGTCATGTGCTGAACAGCTATTCTATCCATTTCGTCTTGTAAAGCTTGAATAGCAACATTCTCACTATGTGTCTTTTCTCGATGTTCTGATGCCGCTAAATCATTAATCTCTTTTATTTTCTGATTCTTTTCTGCTACTTTTATTTTCTCATCTTCATATTTTTGATTTAATAACTCTAGCCTTTTATTTTCCTCTTCACTCGTAAGAACATATGAATCAGCAAACAATTTTCTCAATCGTTCCGTTTCTTTTTGCTTACGCTCATCAACTTTCGTAATGATTTTCTCAGTTAATTGATCGTATTGTTGACCAAGTGTTTGAGCTTGTTCAGTTGTCATTACTTCATGATTCAGTTTAATTTCAGTTAACTTTTGTCTAATACCATCAGATAACTTAAAATAGTCGCCAAGAACTTTTTTAGTCGATGAACTAATTTCTCCGGTTTGTTGTTTCATATATTTTTTTGTTGCTGCATCTGAACTAGCTAAAGCTTTTTGATATTCATCTTGTGCTAACTTATTATTCGTAGCAAAACGATCTACTGAAGCGATACTGTCTTCAGTTGCTTTTTGATATGCTTTATATGCGACAACCCCAGTTCCAATAAGAGCTGCTGCTATTAAACCAACAGGTCCAAGAAGCACTCCCAATGCACTTCCTAACACACCAACCGCAGCACCAGCAAGACCTGCAGCACCACCAGCAATTCCTAATGCTGTTGCTAATGCTCCAATTCCTGACATAATCATCCCGAATGCAGCAAGAACTACACCTATTGCTGTTGCTATTGCTGTAAGTGCAAGAACAATACCACCTGTAATTGCGATAGCCTTTTGTACTGGTCCAGGTAATGCGTTGAATCCATCCACAAGTTTCTGCAACCCAGCAACAAAAACACTAACCACAGGGGCAAGCGCATCACCAATTGTCTTTTTCATTGTCGAAAACGCTGAATCTAGTAATGTAAGACGTCCCTTTAATGTATCAATCTTAGTGGCTGCAACCTCAGCTGCTGTCACTTTTGACATGGCATCCCACATGCT